GCCGTCGCCTCAAACAATTACTTCCAAGGGATTATCACGAACGACTTCGGCCAGCCGGTCGCTTACCGCATTTTCCGAGTCACACGTGACGGCGTTTATTTCGGAGCCGAGGACATCCCTGCGAATCAGTTTTGCCACTACTTCGACCCGTTCCGCGTGGACCAATATCGCGGCGTCACCGACCTGCACAGCGCGATTCAGACGGCGCGGATGCTGCACGAAATCTTGCAGGCGGAAAAGGCCGGCGTGCGCTTCTCGTCGCAGCAGGCGGCGCTGATCTTCAACGACCGAGGCGTCGCGAACCCGCGCAACCTTTTCCAGCCGAATCCCACGATGGGATTGCCGAGCGGGCAGACTCAGAAAAACGAGCTGACCGAGGTCGGCATGATTCGCTATTTCCAGAACTCCGACCGCGTGGAGGTCATGCCGTCGCGTCCATCGCAGGCGTTCACCGGATTTGTGCAGCACCTTATGCACGAAATCGCGCTGGGCGTCGGCGTTCCCGAGGGCGTGCTATTCGGCACGCAGGACTACAAAGGGCCGAGCGTCCGCGCAGAATTCGCTGCGGCCGACCGAGTATTTACCAACAAGCAGGGCGTGCTGACCGACAAGGTTCTCGACCCGATCAAGGACGCGGTGATTCTCGACGCCATCGCACGCGGCGAGATTGCACCGCCTCCGCTGCTCGCAGGCGAGACAATGGTTCAAGCGCTGCGCCGGGCGACCAAGGGCGAGTGGCGTTTCCCAGCCAAGCTCTCAATCGACGTGGGCCGCGAGAGCGCCGCGAACATGAACGAGAACCGGCAGGGCGCAAAGTCGCTTCAAGAGATCGCGGCCGAGGAAGGCACCGACGCTTTCTCGCGGCTGGAGCAGATCGCAATCGAGGCCGGTTTCGTGAAGGAGCTGGCGGTGAAATACGGCGTGCCTGAGACGGCCATCCGGCTCACCACGACCTCACTCCCGAGCACGCCAGCGGCCGCAGCCGCAGCAGGCGACGCGGTGGGAGCAAGCGCAGCCGAGGCGCAGGCGGCGAGCGTCGCGGTTTCTGGGACCAGCGTAGAATCAACGGACGATGCCGCTATTGCAGGCGTCGAATCCTTCCCGGGTGTGTCGCCCGAACTGGCGCCTCTCAACGGCGCGCAGATTGCTGCGGTGCTTTCCATTCTGGAAAATTTACGCGCAGGCAATCTCACGTCGGAATCTGCAGAGACGCTTATGGTATCCGCAGGCATGGCAAAGGAATCTGCGAGCAAGGTAGCCGGTTCTGTTGCTGGACTACCGAAGCAGCCGACCAAGATTTCGGCCGCAGCGATGCACAAGCGAATCCAGCTTGCGCGCGCGCGCGCGTCTGCAAGCGAGGCCTCAAATCTCGTCACGATCAACTTCGCCGACGGCTCCTACATTCCGACCGACGCGATGGCGGACAACGCACGGCGCGCGCTTGAGATCCGCGAGAAGAAGCCGATGTCACAGCGCGGCATGACGAGCGTCGGCATCGCTCGGGCGCGTGATTTGATCAACAAGCGGCCGATGTCCGAGGACACCGTGCGGCGGATGAAAGCCTTTTTCGACCGGCACGAAATCGACAAGCAGGGCGAGACCTGGGACGAGCAAGGCAAGGGATACCAGGCTTGGATGGGCTGGGGCGGCGACGAGGGCTATTCGTGGAGCACAGCCATCGTTGAGCGGCTCAACAAGCAGGCGGAGAAAAAAGACCTATCGGTTGCGGCCGCAGAAGTGCAGCATCAGTTTTCGCGCAACACGCCACTCGCAGCCGAGGACTGGCTGGACGCGGTGCAGAAATACCGGGCGAAGCAGATGACCACCATCCAAGAGACAAAGCAAAGCGTGACCGGTGACCAAAGCATCATCGAGCTGAGCAAGCCGAAGCGCAAAAAATAATTCCCATGATCCACACCCAGACCGAAATCGATAACCTCGTTGAGTTGGCTATCATCCAGCGCGCCGAGCTGAAAAAGCTGGTCGATTCGCTGCCGCAGTTGCGCGACCATTTGTCATCGGAGATCGAGCGCAACCTCGAAGAGATCGAGCCGGCGATCCGCAGCGAGCTGGAGCAGCTCGTCATCGCCCGCGCACAGGACGCGCACGCGCAATCCAGCGCAGCGCTGACGGCGAAGGTTGACGAACTCGGGAAGGCTTTGGAAGTTACGACGGCAGCGCGCTACTCGGTGCTCATGGCCGAGCGCGAGCAGAACGCGACCTTGTTGGCGCAGGCCGAGGCGCGAATCGCAGAGGCGGCGTCGGCTTTGCCGAGCGCGGTCAAGAGCATCGTGACCGACGAACTCTCGCGCTTTCCGCGTGCCGGCGAGATCGATCAACTGCGGAAGGAATTTGCTGAGCCAAAGGGACTAAACCCTCGCGGCAAATGGTCGCCCGACGAAACATATCAGCGGCTGGACCTCGTGACGATCAACGGCGATTCATTCGTCTCGAACATCGACGGCAACCGCGAGAGGCCGAGCCGAAGCGCGGCGGACTGGACTCTGAACGCAGCACGCGGCAACAGTGGCGGCGGCGGCGGCATCACTTCATTGACCGACCTGATCCCAACGCCGGGCGAGGGGCAAATCCTCGGTAGCGAAAATTCGTTCTACGTTCCCAAGAACCTCGTCGCCGGGGCGAACATCACGATTACGCAGACGCCGACCGATATCACCATTATCGGCACCGAAGGACAGATCGAGCTGGAAGATGGCAGTGCGGCGGCGCCGTCTTTGTTTTTCGTCAACGACACGGACACCGGACTTTTCCGAGTCGGTGCAAATACGCTCGGCATCGCAGTCGGTGGAACGCAAGCGGCGGCGATCAGCTCGGCGACGTTTGCCATCACGCCGAACACCACGATAGCAGGGACGCTAACGGCCAACGGCACGTCGATTCCGGCGAGCAAGACGCTGGTCGTGACGACCGACAAGATTTCGGCACTTGCTGCCACGACTTCGGCAGAGCTGGCCGGCGTAATTTCCGACGAGACCGGCAGCGGCTCTCTGGTCTTTGCCAGCTCGCCAACGCTGGTGACGCCGGACCTCGGGACGCCGAGCGCGCTAGTCGGCACGAACATCACCGGCACCGCGGCAGGCCTGACCGCCGGCACCGTAACCACGAACGCGAACCTTACCGGCGACGTGACGAGCGTCGGCAACGCCACGAGCATCGCGGCGGGCGTCATCGTTGACGCGGATATCAACGCGAGCGCGGCCATCGCAGACACGAAGCTCGCGACGATCAGCACGGCGGGCAAAGTCAGCAACTCGGCAACGACTGCGACCTCGGCAAACACCGCCTCGGCAATCGTCGCACGCGACGCCAGCGGCAACTTCACCGCCGGCACGATCACGGCGAATCTCACCGGCAACGTCAGCGGATCTTCCGGCAGCACGACCGGCAACGCGGCCACGGCTACGGCGTTGGCTACCAAGCGCACGATTTCTATCACGGGCGATCTTGCCTATACCTCACCAAGCTTCGACGGCACCGGCAACGTCACGGCGGCGGGCACGCTTGCGACCGTCGCAACGGCTGGCACGAACGGCAGCTCAACCGCGATTCCAATCGTCACGATCAACGCGAAAGGCCTGACGACTTCAATCACGACGGCTGCGGTCATTGCGCCGGCCGGAACGCTCTCGGGCAACACGCTCGCAGCCGGCGTCACCGCCTCATCGCTGACTTCACTCGGCACGATTGCCAGCCTGACCGCCACGGCCGGCACCGTTGCGACCACGCCGACGGCTTCAACCGACATCGCAAACAAGCTTTACGTGGACACCGTCGCGCAAGGACTCGACGCGAAAGCCTCGTGCGTCGCAGCGACCACGGCGGACATCACGCTGAGCGGAGCGCAGACAATCGACGGCGTCAGTGTAGTCGCGGGCAATCGCGTGCTGGTGAAGAATCAATCGCTCTCTCAAAACAACGGAATTTATCTTTGCGCATCGGGATCGTGGACGCGCACGACCGACGCGAACACGTGGGACGCTCTGACCTCGGCTTTCACGTTTATCGAGCAGGGCACGACGAACGCCGATTGCGGTTTCGTCTGCACAGCGAACGCAGGCGGCACGCTCGGCACAACCGCTCTGCCGTGGTCGCAGTTCTCGGGCGCAGGCACGTTTACGGCCGGCACCGGGCTGACGCTCACCGGATCCGTCTTTTCGCTTACCTCGCCCGTCGCGGTCGCGAACGGCGGCACCGGGCTGACGAGTCTCGGCTCTGGTGTTGCGACGTTCCTCGGGACGCCGTCCTCGGCCAATCTTGCGGCGGCGGTCAGCGACGAAACGGGAAGCGGTGCGCTGGTGTTCGCATCCAGTCCAACCCTCGTGACGCCGACTCTCGGCGCGGCGACTGCCACCTCTCTAAACGGCGTGACCCTTACTGGCACGAGCACGCCAGCGCTTTCAGTCAGCGGCACGGCGTCGGTCAGCGGCAGCAATACCGGCGATCAGACGACGATTACGGGCAATGCTGGGACCGCGACGATCTTGCAGACCGCCCGCAATATCAACGGCGTGAGCTTCAACGGTTCGGCTGATATTACGGTCACCGCAGCGGCTGGAACCCTGACGGGCGCAACCCTCGCGGCTGGCGTTACGGCTTCCTCGCTGACATCTCTTGGCACCATTACGAGCCTGACGGCAACAGCGCTCACCGTAAACGACAACACGACCCTCGGCAGCAGCAACTCGGACACGGTTGTCTTCAACGCTCGCGTGGCGTCTGACCTCAACCCATCGACCGACAACACCTACGACCTCGGCGTGACGGGCCACGAGTGGCGCAACTTGAACATTGACGGCACGGCCAACATTGATTCGCTTGTGGCCGATACGGCGGACATCAACGGCGGCACAATTGACGGGACGGCCATTGGAGCCACGACGCCGAGCACGGGCGCGTTTACGACGTTGAGCGCGAGCACAAGCCTAAATCTTGGAAGCGCATCAGGCGGAACCACTAATACAGTTTTTCGCCTGAACACTTCCACCGCAGCAAATTTTGAATACAGAACGGCTACAACTCGGAGTTGGGTTCATGGTTTGCGTGAAGTTGGTGATTCCAACTATCACTTTTATTCCGACGTAGCTGGTGGAGACGTTATGGTTCTCACTCC